GTCGTTGTTGCAGGAGATCGACCTGGTCATCACGTGCGAATCAGCGCTGGGCCATATCGCCGCCATGGCCGACAAGGAGACGTGGATACCTTATTCGTTCCTGGGGCGGGACTACCGTTTGGGGCTGACCGGTGAGGACATGCTGTGGCGGCCCCGCACGCGCACGTTCAACCAAGACAGCGACTTGAGTTGGGTGCCGGTATTCGCACGCATGGAGCGCGCGCTTTTCCAGAAGGTGGAACATGTCGACACTGCCAGAAGAACTGGAACGGGCGAAATGGGACGCGCAGGACGCGGGGGACGAGAAGTTGGCCGAGTTGCTGGAAAGGGCCGCTAAGCACATTGAAGATTTGGAACGCGAAGCAAGTTATTACCTCCATGACCGATTACATGCTCAATTATCAAGCGGGTGACCAACTGGTCCGTTTCAAGATGGACCTTGATCTAAGCTTTCCGGCTGATCGTTGGATCATTCAAGCGGACATGCACGGTTCTTTTTACGAGCCCGACATTGCCGCGACGATGTTCCGTTGCATCAAACCGGGCGACACCGTGGTCGACGTCGGGGCTAACGTCGGCTACTTCACCTGTTTGATGGCGGCATTGGTCGGGCCCATGGGGCGCGTATTTGCGTTCGAGCCAGCTAGCGGCAACCTGAAAAAGCTGAGCGCCAATGTGAAGCTCAATGATTTTTCGCAGGTTAAAATCATTCCCAAGGCCGTAGGGGCAGAAAGCAAGCAAGTTCAACTCTACATCAGCGCCGACGACAGTGGCGGTAACGCGCTGTGGAACCCGGCGCTGTGGTGGGAGAATAAAAAGAGCAAAGAGTACGGTTGTGACTGCGAGTCGGTCGAGATGACGACGTTGCAAGCCGCGCTCGGCAAGCACGTTCCGACTTTTATCAAAGTGGACACGGAGGGTGCGGAAACGGAGGTATTACGCGACCTGAAATGGGAACCCCGGCCTGTGATCATCGCCGAGCTTTCTCATTTTGCGCTTGCGCAATTTGGCTCATCGGAGCAGGTTCTGCGCGCGTTGATGCGTTCCTCTGGCTACCAGACGTTTCTGCCGTACCGCACGGGTGATCTGCCCAAACTGGTCCCACCGGGAACGCGCACGGACTTCTCGCATAACATCAACTTGCTGTTCAGCACGATCGAAGACGTTTCCAATATGTGGCCGGAGGTACGTGGATGATCGAGGCCGACATAGAGACTTTCGTCGTGATCGGGCTGCTCGCTTCGATACTGTCAATCTGGGTGATGGCGCTGGTCTATGGCTACTTTGACTGACGACGAGTACAGCGTGTTGATGATCGCGGCGCAAGGCGCGCCGATGATCGCGATCGGGCGGTGGAAGCCGTCCATTGAGTCGCTGCTGGCGAAGAAGTACCTGAGCGATCCAACTGGTGACCAATTCAATTGCGTGATCACGCCCGAGGGGCGCGCAGCGATGGAGGCGCATCAGGGCGAGGTCGACACGGATTTCGCCCAAGCGATCATCAGAACGCATAATGAGAGCGTGTGGCAAAGAAAGCTGAAAGCGCCCCCAACCTGTCTTGGCTGTAACACGAAGGTTCCAGACAATTGGAATTTTTGTGCTTGGTGTGGAGGAAAGCTCCATGGATGAAGACGCGCAGTGGTTCACTGATCATCCTGATCGCAAGGCTCATATCCGCGCGCCGCGGTTGGAGCGCCGCATCTCGCCCCAGCGAGCGGTTGCCTATCTGCCCGAGATGCAAGGAGAGTTTTGGTCTCTTGGAGATCACGACAAGACTCGCCGGCGCGTTCTCCTGTTGCGCGTAAACGCAGCCGGCGAGTTCTTGCCCGATAACCGCATCCTCAAGATTCCTGTTGTCTTGTTTGCGGACGAGACGGTGGAGGATCGCGACGACATCCTTCTGCCGTGGGCGCACCAGATCATGGTGGATGAAGGGAAGCGGCAACATGGCTTGGTCTAAAGCGGTGTTTTCCAGCACGGTCAATGAGGTCGGCTGGAGCGAGACGGAAGGGCTGGTCATTACGTGGAAGAGTGGGAAGCGCTCCGTTTACGAGGGTGTGCCCGAGCATCTCGCTGACGAGCTGTCGCGCGCTCCCTCGGTCGGTCGCATGTTCCACAACGAGATCAAAGATCGTTACCCCCATAGGTACCAAACGTGAGCGACCAACCTCTTGTCGAGAGCAAAGGCAGCCCCTCGATCTTGTTCCGCCAGATGGCGGAGCGCATCGAGCATAACGAAGGGTCGTCCTTTGGCGGCGCCGTGGTGATCGCCCCTCCGGGTTCGGAAAGCGAGCCCATCACGCTGTTGTTGCTGGACCCCAGCCAGAACGAGGTGCATTTCTGGCTGACCTTGCAGACGAAAGTACAGGCCGCTCTGGCGGTCTTGGAAGAGGCAGGCAGGCGGCAAAATTCGCCTTTTGGCCGGCGCTGAAAGCGGCTAGATTGCCGGCATGGCAGGCTGGTCCCACGCGAAAAGAGAAACGGTAGAGTTAGCCTTTTACCAATTTCTCAATCGTTGCTACATCAACTCCAAGGACGCCGGGCGGGTTTGCCTGGGCGAGCATCTTTACGACGGCCAGCACCTGTTCATAGAGACCGTTTTTGATGCGTTGGAAGAAGACATCCATAAGATTTACGTGCTCAAGTCGCGCCAGTTGGGCCTGTCTACCATTGCCCGCGCTTTGACCATTTTCCTGTTGGGTATCCACCCCGGCCTCAAGGGCGCGATCGTCTTCGACACCTCGGACAACAAGGCGGAGGCGCGCGCCGAGATCGAGGTCATGATCAATGACCTGCCCGCAAGCCTCAAATTCCCCAAGATCAGGGGCAACAACCGCTCCGGTCTGACTCTGCACAATGATTCCAAGATTCTGTTCATGTCGGCCGGCGTCAAGCGATCCAAGACCAGCGGGACGCTAGGCCGATCGGTTGGCTTATCGCTCGCGCACCTGTCCGAGCTTTGCTCGTACGACAATGACGAAGGCCTGGAGGCGTTCGAGCAGTCACTGTCCGACAACAACCCTGACCGGCTTTACATCTACGAGTCGACTGCCCGCGGTTTCAACAGGTGGTGGCAGTTGTGGCAGGAGGCGCGGAACGACCCACACCATTGCAAGTGCTTGTTTCTTGGCTGGTGGTCGAAGCCGTCGCAGACGATCAGCGCCAAGGATCCTGACTTCAAACTTTATGGGGAGGTTCCGCCTAGCGAGAAAGAGATAGCCAAGATCGAGCAGGTGCGCGAGCAGTACGGGCGCGACATCTCGCCTGAACAATTGGCGTGGGTGCGCCGCAAGATGGCCCCCGGTGCAACGCGCGAGGGTGACGCTCCGCCCGAGTTCGAAGGTAGCACGACGCGCATCCAGGAGCAGCCTTGGACAGAGGAGGAGGCGTTCCAGCAGACCGGGTCGGTCTTCTTTGCACCCGAGAAGCTGACGGACCAGACCAACAATTTTGTCAGTAAGAAATTCAAGACGTATATGTACTCGTCGTCAGACGAGTTCGTTGACACGTTGGTCTTGAAAGCCACCAACGCGCGCATGGTGGAGCTGAAGGTCTGGGACGATCCGGTCGCCAATGACGGCGTCTACGTGCTCGGTATCGACCCGGCCTATGGAGAGAACGAGAAAAATGATCGATCCTCTATTCAAGTTTGCCGCTGTTTCGCAGACGGTCTCGACCAGGTGGCAGAGTATGCCTGGCCCCTGGCCCGTACCGAACATCTCGCTTACGTTATCGCTAGTCTCATGGGTTGGTATGGCCAAAACAATAACGAGGTCCGCTACATCCTTGAACTGAACGGTCCTGGGATGGGGGTGTTCAACGCGCTCAAGAGCGTCAAATACCAGCTTGAGAATGGGCGGCAGTCGAAAGAGGTTCGTGAGTCCGGTCTTACAGACGTGTTTCGCAACGTTCGCACTTACGTCTATAACCGATCTGATGCGATGGGTGTCGGGTCGAACTGGCACTTCAAGACGAACGGACCACTCAAGATCACGCTGATGGAACGTTTGCGGGATTTTCTATCGAGCGGTAAATTGCATGTTCGTTCAATGGACCTGATCAACGAATGCAACACTATTGCTCGCGACGGTGATTCGATCAAAGCGCCTGATGGGATGAAAGATGACCGCGTGCTTGCCATGGCTCTTTCTTGTCACTATTGGGATCAGACGATCAAGAAGGCGATGATCACGCAAAACCGCACCCGCTCAGCGGAAGAAGCCAAAGCCAACGTCAGCGTTCAGTCCATGCTCAGTTTGTTCAATAAAAACTGCTTGGATCAGATGTTCAGGCAAAAGGCATCCCAACGGTTGGCGGAACGGCAGCTCGCCATGCGCAATGCCTGGAGGTATCGATAATGGCTTTCGCGATCCGTTGCCCCGACTGTCGGCAGAAAATTCCATGGCAGAAGGATGTGCCCACACCGGACTTTTGTCCGCGGTGCGGTGTGAACATTGCCGGTCCTGAGACGGATGATGCGGTCGTGGTGATGCCGGCGTTCTTGTCCGAGCGTACCAAGAAGGTCGACTCAGTTTACCGCGACATGGAGGCGAAGTCGGTCAACCGGGCGGAGCACGCTGCTGAGATGGCGGGGGTGTCGGCTTCTGAGATGTCGGCGCTGAAGGTGACCAATCTCCGGGACAACATGCGCGAGGGTGATATTGCAGCGCTCGATCGTGAGGCGTCGGCCGCGGAGGCGCGGCTCAAGGCGGCTTCACCGGCTGCAGTGCCCAACTTTGCATCCAACGGTGCTGAGATGTCGGCCGGCATCTCGACCGGGGCAGTTGCGATCAACGGCCAAGTCGTGCAAGGTATCGAGCCAAGGGCGGGTGCCCGCACCGCGGAACGCACCCAGCGCCTTTTGGGTCGGTAAATGCTTCCGGTACCGGATAATCAGAAAGACCTTCTCGCCTTTGCCAACGACCTGATTGAGACCTGTCGGGTCAGCGTAGGCATGCGCAGCTCCTACTACCGGCTATTGAACTCGATCGCCGAGACCGGGCGCTATGATGGCATCAAATCGCTGGTCAATCTGCTGAATAAGCACCTTGACCGCACTGCAGCGCATTTGTTCAGCCCGGTCGAGTTGAAATTCACGGTCGAGACCGAGAGCATCCAGCCCAAATCCGTGCAGGAGCGGCTGCACGTGGCCGGCAACCTCTTGACTCGTTGCTGGGAGCGCGATTCGATCGACACGACCTTCGCTCGCGGCGTGTTTGACTCATTGAAGTACGGCACAGCGCTGCTCAAGCAGTGGCCCGAGATGGAAGGCGCGGAGGAAACGCCTAACTACTTCTCCAAGCTGGTGATGCCTTGGCAGTTCGGCGTCTACCGTGAGGACGAGAACCGCATCGACCGGCAGGAGGCGGTGTGCGAGACGATCAGCCTCACACTACCCGAGGTGTGGCGCAGAATTTGGCATCTTGAAAAATCTGAAAAGCTGTTTGAGAAGATCAAGTCGCATTCCAAGAAGGGCGAAGCGACTTCCGATCCACAATCTTTCTTCCATCAGGTGCTGTCGACGTCGCAAATCAATACCGGTGTGCAGGGCATGACCCGCCCGCTGCCTGGCGGCATCGTTCAGCTTAACAACGACCCGAACTACGCCATCATGGGGCCGGTGGTTGCTGCTGACATGGTGCAGATGCACGAGCTGTGGGTAAAGGGCGAGACCGACTACGTTACTATCCAACTTATCGAACCCGATATTCTCATCGCGCCGCTGCACAAGCGGTCGAACTTGCTGATCAAGGGCTATCAGCCGTATCGACTGATCCAGCCCAACGAGGTTAGCAATTGGTTCTGGGGCCGCTCCGAGTTGGTCGACATGATCGAGCCGCAGGGCTTGCTGTCGCAGTTTTGCGATGATCTCAAGCGGCTGGTGGGCGTGCAGATTGACAAGTTCCTTGGTTTCTCCGGCGATAACGGGATGACGGACGAGCTATACGCGCAAGCTCGCATGGCTGGCTTCATCAACATGGGTGTTGGCTCCAAGGTTGAGGATCTGACGCCCAAGGTGCCGTCTGAATTGTTGCCGACCATCCAGTGGCTGATCACGCAGATCAACGAGTTGGGCGGATTTCCGCCTATCATGGAAGGCAAGGGCGAGTCAGGTGTCCGCGCTGGCGTTCATGCCGAGACCGCCAAGAAGATGGCGTCACCGACCTTGCGCGATCGCGCGCTGCTGGTTGAGCGGCAGTGTGCGCAATGCGCCGATCTGACTCTTGAGATGAAGAAGGCCAAGGACGCGTCGAACTATTGGACCAAGGCAGATGATCCGATCAGAGATGTGGCAGCGACGGCGTTCCTGCTGGCTGACCTTCCTGACGACACGCGCGTGGTGGTCGACAGCCACTCGTCCTCGCCAATCTTCTCGGATGAGAACACGCAGCTGGTGTTTGCCGCGCACGCCAAGGGCGTCGTTGGTGAAGAGTATGTGATCGACAACACGCCGCTGCCCAACAAGGACACTGCCAAAACCGAACTGCGCGAGCGCAAGAAGGCGGCGCAAGAGCAGATGGAGAAACTCCTCAAGGAGTTTCCCGATCTTGGTCAGAAGGTGGCGCAGAAGGAATTGGTCGGCGGCAAGAAGCACTAGCTACATTCGTAAGCCGCCGTTACCCACTGGCTGGATCATGGCTGGGCCTTGCCCCATCTGAGCAGCGCGGATTTTGGGGTCGCTGCGGGCGGCGTTCTGCGCGTCGATCTGTAGACGCGCAGCGTAAAGGTTGCGCTCGATATGCGCCAGCCGCACCTTGTCCATATCTTCCAGCAAAGCACCGTGGAAACTGTTGGACTGTACCAGCACCATCTGACCAAAATCGTCGGTAATGGTTTGGCTATCCCAGCCCGCAGTCTGCAGGCCCACGTAAGCGTCACGGGCTTTCTCTTCACTTTTGTAGACCAGCGGCCAGCTCGCATTACCGAGTGCTATTGTTAGCGTGAACACGCTTTTTCTCCACGGTTGGGGGTGAGATTGTTTCGAGCATCCATTGACGGAAGCCGAGGATGGGAAAGCGGATCACGACGCGCTTGCCGTTCTTGAATCGGACCATCGGCGGCCCGGTGCCGCGGTCGCAAATCACGTACAGAAACTGCCGGCTTACTTGAAGCATCCCGCACGCTTGCGCGACGGTAAAGAAGCGGCAGTCTTCGGGGATTTCGACGTGTTGCACTCGGCCTTCGAGTTGCACACGAACGTGTGCCGTATCAGGTCCAGCCATGAGCATTTCCTATAAAATACTCGCTTGTGACTGTCAATTACCCTGGTTGCCCAACGCTATAGTTGTGGCTTTTTGACCGGAATGTGATCCTGACCGCGTCAGCGGCCCACTGGGCTTGAGCTGTGTAACCCTCAAAGAGGAGCTTCGCATGTACGAGCGCATTCGGAACCGCAAGCACAAGCGTCGGGGCCGTAAGTAAGCCATGACGCCTATGGCACCGCCCCAAGCTGGTGCCGCGCCCCCCGCGCCCGCGGGGGGCACACAGCCGCCGTTCGGTTCCTCACCGGCCACTGGGCCGACACCCAATCGAGGGTTTGAGGCGGCAGCGATGCAGAAGATCGGACTCTTTGTGAAGGGCCTGACCGAGATTCTTCCCCACTTCCCGCCCAACAGCGACGCATGGAAGGCCGTGCACGAGGCGCTGGGCAAACTGGTCAAGGTGATGCCGGGCCCGTCGTCGCCCGCATCCGACAAGGCCAACATCGAGCAGATGGCGATGAAGCAGGCGCAGAACGCCAACACGCTCCAGCAGATGCAGCAAGGCGGCAAGCCCGCCCAGATGCCGTCGATGCAGCCGCAAGCTCCGGAGGCAGAGGCCGCATGAGCAAGATTTTCAAATCGGAAGAGACCTACGAGACCGCCAAGTCTGAAAAGCCGACGCGGTCGTCGCAAGACATGTCGGAAACGTACGCAATGGCGTCACCGCCCGGCATGCTCAAGTATCCAGGGCATGACGTGCAGAACGTCGTGCGTAAGCGTCGTGGCTACACGACCTACTGAAGGAGGACGCAATGTCCAACGTAAATATTTTCCAGAACAACGCGAAGTCGGTCCCGACTTCGGACGAGCAGATCATCCGGGTCGACATGGAGCAGTCGGACATCGGTGGCCGAAAGTCGCATCTTCCGGGCCAGATGAAGTCTGGCGCCATGGGTCTCTCGCACGTGCCGAACGCCGGCTCCACTACCGGAAAGTAAGTCATGGCGAAGGCTGTCGAGATTGACGAGACCGAGCTGCTTGAGCTTCGCAAGCTCAAAGGCACCATCGGCAAGATTTTGTCCAACCCGAAGGGCAAGCTGCTTGTGCAGGAAGCGCACAAGCTTGCCGACCCTGCGGCCGTGACTCCTGAGTTCGACCAGCTTCAGGTCGTTCAAGAGCCGGTCAAGCAGTTGGAGCAGCAGCTCGCTGATCTTCGCAAGGAGCGCGAAGAAGAGAAGCGGCAGGCGGAACACGACGCCAAGATTGCCGCGCTGTCGCGCACGATCGACGACGGCCTTCTCAAGCTCAAGCAGCAAGGCTGGACCGAGGAAGGCATCGCGGGCGTCCGCAAGATCATGGACGAGCGCACCATCACCGATCCCGAGGTGGCCGCGGCGTACTACGAGAAGCAGCATCCGCCGGCCATGCCTGCCACGCCGTCCTCGTCGGGCGCGTGGAACTTCCTGGAGCAGCCCGAGGACGGCAGCGACGCCTTTCTCAAGGGCCTCCTGGAAACCCGAGGTGAGAGCAACGTGCTTCTCGACCGTCAGATCCGCGACACGCTGCAAGGTATCCGAGGAGCGCGGCGTTAATGTTGACTGCGATTTCTTATAGCTCTATGCCAGTACCGGGTGCCCATCTCGGAGGCGTTGCTATGAGCAATCCGTCAGGTCGTCCGCGTGTTTACGCAGATGTTGCGCTTTTATGCCGTCAATGCGGTGGTACATTTTCGATGCGCGGTTCGCAGGCCCGTGGTTACGAAAAGAAACATGGCCACGCTAAGCCTTACTGCTCCATGCGATGCTTTTACGAGGCTTCTCATAGGCAGCCTCGTAATTTGTCGGAAGTGGCTCCTACTTATGAATGCGAAGGTTGCAGACGTACTGTTCAGCGACGACGCGACGTTCTCGGCGGTAGCCGCAAAGGCGGCTGGGACCTACGGCAAAAGTACTGCTCCCTTGAATGCTTCGCTGAAGCAAAGTTCGCTAAGCGCGAATTAGAACGTGCATCTGGTGTGTTGCCTGCAGGGCATATTTCCAAGGACGGCTATCACGTTGTGAAAGTCGCCCATGGTCGACAGGTTAGGATGCATCGCCATATTATGGAGCAGCACTTAGGTCGCGCGCTTCGAGAAAATGAAAACGTTCACCACAAGAATGGGAATCGAGCTGACAACCGGCTGGAAAATCTGGAATTGTGGGTGAAGACGCAGCCTTGCGGGCAACGGGCTGCCGATAAAGTTGCTGCCGCGCTAACGCTGTTACGCGGGTATCCTGACTTGGTGGAGGCAGCCGGTTATCGCTTGTGCCCGTCTCCATGTAAATGTAGAGGAGGCTAACATTCCGCTCCCAGGCATAGGCGTAGCACCCGCCGCAGGGTCTTTGTACACCGAACTGGCGTCAACGACCCGTCGTGCGTTCGTCCCGCGTCTGTTCGTGCAGATTTACTTCGCGAGCCCGACGCTGTTCTACATGACGGGTAACGCGCAGCGCGCGGCCGGCGGCCTCAACCAGGTGACGATCCCGATGCAGGGGCAGTCCATGGTGCAAGGCTCGTTCACCGGGTACGGCGGCGGGTTCAACTCACCCGTCATCACCCCCGGAATTCAGAACGGACAATGGAACCTAGCTTATTGGGTGGTTCCGATCCCGCTTCCCTTCGGTGAAACAGTCATTCAGGCGACGGATCGGGAAATTTCGATCCTTAAAGCGCGCATGAACGACTGCTACGCGGTCACGCGCCAGAACATGGCGCGACTGCTGTTCACCAACAACTCCGCCAACCCGCTGCTGCCCAATTCGTTCCAGGATGCGTTCGACAACGGTACGAATTTCCCGACTTACGGCGGCATCAACCGTAATGCGGCTGGCAACTCGGCTTTCCAGGGCCAGTACATCAATCTTGGCTCGGGCACGTTCACGCAAGGCACGGTTGGGTTCACGCGCTCTTCGATGGCGACGCTGCTGCAATACGTCACGCAGCAGGCCGGCGGTGAGGCGCCAACCTTCGTGGTCATGAACCCCGGCGACTACGCGACCCTGGTGGCGAGCTTCACCGGAAACGAAAATCAGTACGTCAATCCGGGTGGCACCTACACCATGGACACCATGGTGCGATCGGCCTTCCCGAACGCCAACGTGGCGGGCATCCCGATCTTCGCCGACAACTTCCTGCCGCAAGGCAACGTGTTCGGCGTCAACGTCAAGTACACGTCCATGTTCCTCTCCGAGGATGCAGCCTTCGACTTTAGCGGGTTCTACTCGCTGGTGCCGTTGGGGCAGATCGGCCAGCAGGGCGTGGTCGTGGTTGGCTATGACGTCATCACAGCCAAGTCGGTATCCGGCTTCTGGGGCTACGGCCTCAAGGGCAACGCCTTTTAAGGAGAGCACACTATGCCCGGTCCTCTGAGCGGCCCCGGAGTCGGCCTTCCGCTTCCGCAGAATTTGTATCCTTCGGAGCTGAGCAACGCTCCGTATGATACGCCGACGAACCGCATCTGCTTGCAACCCGGCGAGCAGCTGCCGATCCCTGCTGGTGACTGGTACATCAGCTTGGGCATCTACTGTGTGCTCCAGATCCTCGACCCTGTGACC